GTGGCGCTGACATTCTGCGCGGACATGCAGAAGGACCATTTCAAGTGGTCTGTCTGCGCCCATGGGTTGCCGCGGCAGGAGATGGTCATTGATTACGGCGTGGTGCCGACCTTTGACGATCTTGGTCGGCTGATATTTCACAGCCGGTACAAGACTGCCAACGGTGACCGCGAGCTGGGCATATGGCGTGCCGGTCTGGACGTGGGCGGCACCAAGCATGACAACCTGTCTGATTCGCGGCCTGTTCAGGCGTGGCTGTGGCTTGCCAGCCAGCGGCGCGGGGTTGTGTTCGGCACGCGCGGCATGAGCCGCATTTCACCCGGCCAGCTGGTGAAACAGAGCGTGGTGGAAAAGCTGCCCGACGGTCGGGCGCTGCGCGGAGGGATGCCGCTGATGTGGATTGATACCGACGCCTTCAAGCGCGACATATTCTGGCGACTGGCGGAGGGCTCGGAAGAAGAGCCGCTGCTGTTCCATTCTCAGACGGATGACGGGTATCTCAGGGAAATCGCATCAGAGCAGTTGCAGCAAGGAAAGGACGGCAAGGAAGCGTGGGTGCGTGTGCGCGCAAACCACTGGCTCGACTGCCTTGTAGGCCACATGGCCATGGCATGGTGGCAGTGGTCGCCCTCGCTGGTGAGCATGGCGGCAAGCCTGCCCGGCGGTGAGCAGCCTCGCCAGCAGGAACAGGCAAAGGCCCCGAAGCAGGAACACAACCCTTGGACGGGCGGCAGAAGCCTGTTCGGCGAATAGCGGAGTATCCCATGAGCAGAATGAGCAAGACCATGATTGTCGCGTTGGTGGCCAAGGCAGAGGGCGGCGTGGATTTCGGCGGACGCGGGGCGTTGTGTCCCTGCTGTGGAAGGCGTGCTAAGGTTATAACTACACGCCCTTGGGAAGATGGCTACAGAGTGCGCTATCATCGGTGCGAAAATCCGCAATGCGTCCTGCATCGGCTTGGAACAACGATTAAAAGTCTTCAACAGGATTCCCTAGCTGCATAACCAGTTGCCTCCTTTGTCGATTGTCTGATATCGGCAAAGGCAAAGGAGGTGACTATGAAACAGATATTCGCGGTATTTTTTGTTATGATTCTTGCGGGGTGTGTATCAAGGCAGCAACCTGTTCCTGTAGCCCCTGCCGGAATGCCACCTGCACCGACAAATTATCAAGATATTGTTATTTCTGGAGCAAAGCAGGTATTAATCGACCCAGACTCCGCAAAGTTCAGATTTATCGGAAGTACGCAGCCTTGCACGGCCAGATACGCTAACACAACAGTAGCCTATAAGCGCGGAATTGTAGGAGTAACCAAGCAGGGTCAATGCGGGGTTGTGTGGGTTAACGCGAAAAACAAATTCGGCGGATACACTGGCGAGCGCCCTAATTTGTTTATACTTGATGGTAACAGCTTGATTCTTTTCGATGAAGTGCATTTGTTCGACTATGACCGTAAGCCTTGGTAATTAATATTGACAATCCCCGCTGTCTATGGCTTGATTCGCCTACGGTGCTTGAAAACACCATACAGGCGGAAACGCCAACCCGACAGCCTTGGCTTTTTTTGCGCCCAATGATGGGGCCTTATATCGCACATTGTTTGCCGGGTGCGGAGATTATGTACAGGGCGCAAGCCTAAAGGTCTCCGGCGGTTCCTGTAGCCGTTTTCAACACCCGGCATTTTCTATTGGGGAAGATGCCGCACGAACCTTGAAAAGTTCTACAGGAGTATCACCATGGCAATCTCTTCCACCCTTCTTGATCATCTGCAATTTTCATTGGAACCCATACGAGTATTCAGCACTCTGCTGGAAGCCAGCGAAAGGCAAGACCTTGCCCTTGTGTTGCAGTCTCTGTGCAGCGATGTGACCAACCGGCTCAGCGAAACCGCCACGGCTGTGGAAACGGCCTGCGGCCCGCTGACTGTGTGCGGAGAGTGCCGTCTTTCCGTTGTGCGGCAGGTGCCGGCAGTGGAAGAAGGCGAAGGGGGTGCGGCATGAGCGCGGTGATTCCTTTCGGCTTTGACGACAACCTTGTGCGCGTGGTGCAGAATGAGGATGGGGAACCTTGGTTTGTAGGTAAGGATGTGGCCACAGTGTTAGAATACGCACGGCCACGTGATGCAATAAAGGCCCACTGCAAGGGGGCGGCGATTCACCGCCTCCCCACTTCGGGGGGCATGCAGGATGTTACCATTATCCCCGAACGAGACGTTTACCGTCTGATCATGCGTTCCAACCTTCCGGCGGCAGAGCGGTTCGAAGAATGGGTGGTGAGCGAGGTGTTGCCATCCATCCGCAAGCGCGGCGCGTATGCCGTTGGTGGTTCTTCCCAACCGGAGCGCCCTGCTCTGCCTGCTGTTCCCATTCTTACCGAGGCCGCGCTGGGACTGCGGCCCAATGTGCGGGCGCAGGTGCTCAGTTGCGCGGTGCAGGCCGCCAAGATGGAAGGCGGCAGCCCTGAGTTGATTGACCATTATTTCCAGAAGTATTCCGAGATGGTGGGGGCTACCAGAAAACCAAGCGCCAGCGACATGCCTAAACCGCTGGATGCTGCCGCCCTTGCCGCCCGGGAGCGGGATGACACCCGTAATCTGATTTTGTCATGGATTGAGGATGAGTCTTTTGAGATTCCCCGACATGCAGTGCGCAAGCATCGGGAACAGGCACAGCCTCTCTATTGGGAATTCACTCAGTGGTGCCGCTCTCGTGGCGAAGAATTTATTCCGGGCGCACACGGTTGGGGGCGTGAGATGAAAAAAGTGTTTCCTCACAAGCTCAGCAACGTAATGTATTATTACCTCGTCAGGCCGGAATGCCAAAGTGCCACTTTGCCGATTCCGAAACCGGAGATTAACCCGCGCCATAACTAGCACGAACTGACATTGCCGATCTAGTACAGTACTAGAAATAGTACACACTTGCTTGCATTACATACGCCCCATGGTGGTATTTTCTTATGAAACTACACCATGGGGCTTTTGCATGACAGACGCCGAATTGACCCAGAGCAGGCTTGATGCCTACCTTGCCGCAGAGGCCGCGATTCTTGCGAGTCACCAGTCCTACACAGTGGAAGGAACCACCTACACCCGCGCCAACCTGCAGGACGTGCAGCGCATGATATACCAGTTGCGCAACGAACTGGCAGCCATGCGGCGCGGCGGTTCGCTCAAGCAGACGCAGGTGACCTTCTGATGCGGCCCATGCAGGCCATATCCGGCAGCATGACCGCGCTGGCTGCATTCCCCTCTTCCGCGTGGCGGTCGCTCTCCGAAACTGCGTTCAACATGGTCACCTCTGTGCGCTGCTGCATCATGGCCTTCAGCAATCCGCAGGCTGCCCTTTCCTACCGCGAACAGCGTGACTTTTATCTTTCCTATTCCGCAGCCAGCCGTAAAGGGCCGAACAAAAACTGGCGGCCCAGCAACAAAACGGCTGACGAACAGATCATGCGCGGCTGGTCCGACGTTATGGCCCGCGCCCGCGACCTTGCCCGCAACAATCCGAACATTTCCGGCGCGCTGCGCAAGATATGCAACAACGTGGTGTTCAAGGGCATTATGCCGCAGGCGCAGCTGATGCGCGGCGATGTGGCGGACGAGGTGAACAACCGCCTTATCGAGCACCAGTTCAAGAAGTGGGCGAGGCAGGTCAAATTCCGCAGCAAGCAGAAGCTTGTCACCCGTTCCCTGTGGTCTGACGGTGGTTCGTTCGTTCGTTGCTTCGCCAGCGAAACCCTGCACAAGCGCGGTGTTGTGCCGATGGGCATAGAGATTCTTGAGGTGGACCATCTTGACCGCGACCGCAACGAGGAACTGGAAAACGGCCACGTGATCAACCGGGGGATTGAATACACCCCGGACGGTTTTGTGGCCGCGTATTGGCTCTTCCCCAACCACCCCGGCAACACCCGCAATGTCATGCGCCGCATGCACCAGAGCGAGCGCGTTCCCGCTGACACCTGTTTTCTGATCATGGACCCTGAGCGCCCCAGCCAGAGCCTGCCTATTCCGCTGCTGGCCTCTGTCATTATGTCCATGCACAACTTCAACGAGTATCAGGACGCAGAACAGATTGCCGCCCGTATTGCTGCAGCCTTCTCGGTTTTCGTCAAGACTTTGCCCGGCGGGATTGTCGGCAACGGTCTTGATGGTACTCCCATGCCTACCTTTGCAGGTGGGACCACCACGGAAGGCAAGGCAATTCCCGGATACGTTGGCACGGGCAATATTGTTGAGCTACCCCCCGGCAAGGACATTGCCATAGCCAACAACCCCCGCCCCGGAGATAACTACGAACCTTTTACCCGCACCAACCTGCGCAACGCATCTACCGGCGTAGGCATGAGTTCCGCAGCATTCAGCAACGACTATTCCGACGCCAACTATTCCAGCCTCCGCCAGAGCGTTCTTGAGGAACGCCGCAGTTATCAGGATCAGCAGCAGCTTCTGAAAGATGAAATGCTTGATCCCGTGTTTGAGTTGTGGGTCATGTTCCGCTGGCTGTTCGGCTTCGGGCAGGAGCGGGATATTCCTGTTGTGTGGCAGACCCCAGGCTGGGAATGGGTTGACCCGCTCAAGGATGCCAATGCCGCAAAGATACTGCACGAAATGGGCATAGAGAACGAAATTGACCTCGCTGCCAGCCGTGGGCGCGACTACGAAGAAAACGTGGAAAAGCAGGCCCGCGCCAAGGACATGCGCAAGCGTAAGGGTCTGGATACGGAACAGGAGGCAACCCCCAATGCTTAGACCGAAGAAGGGCGAAGGCAAGCAGGCGTTCATGAAGCGCGCTGTCAGCGAGCTGATGAAACAGGGCAAGAAGGAAGCCGAGGCGATGGCAGAGGCTGCCCGCCTGTGGAATGCCGCCAACCTTTCCTCCGAAGGGGCCAGAGGTTTTACCCTGTCTTCTGTCGGCCCCGTGCAGCTTGTGGACGGTGACGGCGAAGACAAGCCCCGCCGGTTCTCCATTCTCGCCAACACGGGCGGGGTGAATGACCTTGGGTATTACCGGTTCATACTCAACATGAGCGGGTGCAAGTATCACGACAAGTTCCCCGCCCTGTATGAGCATGACCGCCAGCTGATTGCCGGGTTCCACGACTCTGTGAAGGTAACCAAGGAAGGTCTGTTCCTGTCCGGCCAGTTCGTGGGAACCGATACTGCTCAGAACATTATCAACCGTGCTGATGAGGGATACCCGTGGCAGTCGTCCGTTGGAGTTCGGGCATTGCAGACGCGGTTCCTCAAGGCTGGCGAGAAGGCAACTGTAAACGGCCAGAAGTTCGAAGGGCCGTTGGAAATTTGGGAAGAGTGGAAGCTTCAGGAAAATTCCTTCTGCTCGCTCGGCGTTGACGATGAAACGGCGGCAATTGTGATGAGCCGCGAAAACCATAACCCGGAGGGTACCATGAAGTACTCGGATATGCTCAAAAAGGCTCTTGGTCTTGCCGCCGACGCCACTGACGAAGCGGTTCAGGCCAAGCTGAAGGAAATGAATCCTGATTTCGGCGATTCGACGGAAGAACTGTCTGTGTGGCAGCACCTGCACGCCAATGGTGGTGGCAATCCTCCCTATGCCCCCGTTGTGCCGCAGCAACTCAGCCAGCCCGGCAACCTCGCCCCGCATACCCCCCCTGCACCTGCTGATCTGTCCGCAGAGGTTGCGCGTCAGCTGGCCGTGGAAAAGGAGCGTGCCAGCGGCATCATGGGCCTGACCGTCAAGCTGGGTCTGTCCAAGGAATGGGCCTATGACATTATCGAAAAGGGAACCAGCCTTGCCGATGCCCGCACGCTGGCCATTGAAGAAGCCACCAAGACCAACAGCCCGTTCGGGGCCGGTCGCCTTTCCGAAGGTGCCACCGACAGCGACAAGTTCCGCAAGCTGGCATCCGACGGCATCGGCCTTCGCTTCGGCATGGGTGATGCTTCCAAGGCGGACAACGAAACCATGCAGTTCAGCCGCATGGGGCTGCTTTCTCTCGCTTCTTTCTGCCTGCAGCGCGGCGGTCTGAACCCCGCGCTGATGGGTAAGGAAGAGGTTGCCCGCAAGGTTCTTTCCCGCTCTTTCAACCTCGCCGGCTCCACCAGCGACTTCAAGAACATCATGATGGACGTTGCCAACAAGCGCATGCTGGAAAGCTTCGGCACTGTGGAAGAAACGTGGCGCACCTTCTGCGATGTTGTCACCGCATCAGACTTCAAGGACCTGCACGGTGTTTCCCTTGACGGCGCGCCCGAACTGCTTCCCGTGCCGGAAAGCGGTGAATACAAGTCCGCTGCCCTTTCCGACGGTAAGGAAAGCTATCGCATCGGGAAATACGGCCGCATCATCGCTCTGACGTGGGAAGCCATTGTCAACGACGATATGCGCGCCTTCATGAAGATCCCCGGCATGTTCGGTGCCGCTGCAGCCCGTCTGGTTCTGGACATTGTGTATGGCCTGCTGAAGAGCAATCCCGTTCTGGGTGACGGCAAGGCCCTGTTCCATGTGGACCGTGGCAACATTGCCACCGGTTCCGACATCGGGCGCGTGACCATGGGAACCATGAAGGCCATGCGCAAGGCCATGGGTACCCGTGCTGACCGCAGCGGCAATCTGGTCAAGGTTACCCCCTCCACCCTGATCATTTCCGTTGATCAGGCCACCGACGTGGACGTGCTGCTCACCTCTGCCGCCAATCCCGAAGGCACCAACAGCGGCGTGAACAACCCCTTCCGTAACGCCTTTATGCCCGTTTCCGACCCGCACGTTGATGAGATCCACGACAACGCGTGGTTCGCGTTCGCGAAGCCCGGTCAGTACGACGGCATTGAAGTGGCCTTCCTTGACGGTAAGCAGCAGCCCGAACTGACTGAGGAAGAATCTTTCGATTCCGATTCCATCCGCTACAAGGCCCGCATCTGCTGCGGTGCCGGTGTGATGGGTACCCTTGGCTGCTACTTCAACCCCGGTGCGTAACCCGTAAGGGTAGCAACTGATAAGGAGCGATCATCATGGCAAAAAACCATGTTCAGGAAGGCAAGAAGATGAATTGGACCAACGGCGGCGCGGCTGCTGTTGTGTCCGGTCAGGCGGTGGTTGTCGGCACGCTGGTAGGCGTGGCCGACACCGACATTGCCGTTGGTGAAGAAGGCGCGCTGGTTGTGGCGGAAGTCTGGTTCCTGCCCAAAGCTGCCGAGGCCATTACGCAGGGCGCCAAGCTCTATTGGGATGCCAACGGCAACCCCGTGGGCGGCGTGGCCGGTTCCGGCTGCCTGACCGCCACGGCCACCGACAACACCTATGCCGGTGTGGCCTTCGCGCCTGCGGCATCCGGTGACGCCACTGTGGATATCAAGCTGAACGCTTAATTCCTTCTCCTCCATACACAGGGCCGCCCGTTCGGTGTGGCAGCCAGCGGGCGGCCCCTGTGCCACACAATCAACCCAAGCGAGGCCAGCATGATGGATACAGCCAGCCAGTACCTGAGACAGCTACTGGACTGCGGCAGCGGCAAGGGTCTGCTCTCGGCGCTCATCGGCTTTTTTGCTTCCGTGCTGGGCGGTGTGGGTCCGCTGTTCATGGCAATGTGCCTGCTGTGGTCCATCGATTTCCTGCTTGGATTTACCAGAGCAATTTCTGAATGCGACGTGGATAACAGGAAGATGGTTCGAGGCGCTGGCAAGATCGTCCTGTACTGTATCACCATTCTGGTTGCCGCGCTGTTTGATTACGTGTTCGCACAGGTCAATCCCTTCGCCGGAATCCATATCCCCATTCGTGACGGCATTGTCGCCTATCTCTGCCTGACGGAAACCATCAGCTGTCTAAACCATCTCGCGGCCCTCGGTGTCCGGCTGCCCGCATGGATAGCGACCCGCCTTGCAGGCTACCGCACCGCCATGGACGCCGGGCCTTCTTCCTCTTCCGGAGGTAGCAAATGACCACCATGACCCCCGAATTTACCCGCGCCTATGCCGTGCTGATGGCCCATGAAGGCGGCTACAGCAACAACCCCAATGATCGGGGCGGCGAGACGTACAAGGGCATCAGCCGCAAGTATCATCCCGGCTGGCAGGGCTGGCCCATTGTGGACGCAGCCAAGGCACTGAGCGGATTCCCTGCCTGCCTTGAGGGCAACGCCCTGCTGCAGACGCTGGTGAAGAGTTTCTACAAGGGCACTTTCTGGGACCACTTCTATTGCGACAGCCTGCCCCCTGCGTTGGCCGTGGAGCTGTTTGAGCAGTCCGTAAATCTGGGGGTGGCCCGCACCACCAGGCACGTGCAGGAGGCATGCAACGCCCTGAACCGCAACGGCAGGCTGTATGCCGACCTGAAGGTTGACGGCCAGTTCGGGCGGCTCACCCTGCAGGCGCTGTCGTTTCTGGTGCATGGCGGCGATCTGGAAACGCTCATGACGGCCCTGAACGTGATGCAGGGGCGGCACTATCTCGCGGAGATGGCAGCCCATACCGAACAGGAAGAATTCGCACGCGGCTGGCTGAGCCGTGTGGAGCTGACTACGGACACACGGCGGCGGCACTGCTCCAATGCACAGGCCGCGTAACATAAACCCCCGAACGGAGGAAAACCACGTGAAGCGTTTTTACTGTTTCGTACTCGCGGTGGCCATCGCCTGTCTGATGGCGGTGAGCGTAACCGGCTGTGGCGGCACCGGCAGCAATCAGAATGCCACGGTGACTGCCGAGACGTTTGTAACCCAGAGCTACCTTGCCCTGCAGGATGTGGAATCTGCGCTGACCATTGCCACCAAGGGCGTGGGCGCAGCCTATCAGGCCGGGCAGATCAGCGAAGAGAAATTTCATGATCTGATCGACGGTATTGAGCTTGTGGATACCTGTTGGAACGAGGCCAGCAAGGCGCTGTTTGCTTACCGGATTGCGCTGGATACCGGCATGCCGCCCAACAAGGCCGCGTGGGATGCCGCATGGAAAACCCTGATCGAAAACCGCGACCGGCTTGTGCTGCTGCTCAAGGAGGTCCCTGCCCTTGCAGGGCTGCTTGCCTGACGCTGCTCAGATCAGAACCAACCCGCGCCGACATAACACCACAGGAGTAACACCATGCCCATAACCCCCGAATCCATTCTGCTGGCAAGATCCATTATCGATCTTGTGGCCGACGTAGGCCATGCCGCTGCGGACGCCTATGTGCGCCACAAGGAGCAGCGAGACGAACCCATTACCGCCGACGAAATCAACAGCATGATCAACGATCACAAGTCCACCCG